AAGTTTAGTTGGTATATTTACTGAATTAGGTGGACTAACAGGAGAACAGGCTTCAAATCTTGCTAAATCAGCACAATCATTAGCAGTTGCTAATAATGTCGCACCAAGTGCAGTATTAAAAGATATAGCAGATAATGCATCATTAGCTGCAAAGTACTTTGCAGGTAGCGGTAAACTTTTAGCAGATGCAGCAGTACAAGCAGCTAAAATGGGTGTTAGTTTAGGACAAATGGTAAAAATAGCAGATGGATTACTTAACATAGAAGAATCTCTTACAGCTCAATTTGAATTTCAAGCTCTATCAGGTAAACAAATTAATTTAGATCGAGCTAGAGCGTTAGCATTGGAAGGTGATATTGCAGGCGCAACAAAAGAAGTAATGAGAAATGTTGGCTCCGCAGCTGACTTTGCAAAAATGAATCGATTTGAAAGAGAAGCATTAGCTAAAGCGACTGGAATGGAAGTTGGTGAATTACAAAAATCATTAGCAATTCAAGAAAAATTAGGTGATTTAAATGATGATCAGAAAGCTGCAATGGCTAATATGAATTTATCTGCAGCCGAGATGAATAATATGTCTGCAGAAGAATTACAAAATAGATTAGCTCAACAACAATCAATGGATAAAGCAGGTGCAGCATTTCAGTCAATAAAAAATGAACTAATAACAGCATTATTGCCATTAGCAGAAGCTTTTGGTTCAGTGTTTACTTTATTAGGACCTGTATTAAAAACAATAGGTAAAGTATTAGGAATTGCATTTATGCCACTTAAATGGGCAGGAGAGGCCATGCAGTTTCTATTTGATTTAATGGAACGATTTAAAGGAACTTCGATAGCACTTGGTACAATAATGGCAGGTAATTATTTATACCAAAAATTAGGAACCAGGGAACAACAAAAAGCTTTATTGTTAAAAGTACAAGATAAAGTTCAAACAGGTCTTATTAATGCAGCAAAGTTTATAGGATTAGGATATGATAAGCTTGCAGGAGGAGAACAAAAGAAAAAATTAAGTCTTATTGGTCTAGAGTATCTAAAAACAGCTGCATTGAATACAATAAGACTTGCAGGAGTTGGATTACAATTAGCTTGGAATACAGCTAAAGGAATTGGTAATGCATTATTAGTATGGGCATTTGGTAATGAAACAGCAACTAATGCACTTATAGGCGCGCGATTAATACTAGAGCAAGCAGTTAATGCAGCAAAAGCAGTTGGTAATGCATTAGCAATAGTTGGAAATGCTCTAGGATTAGCTGCAATAGGAAGAGCAGTAGCAGGTGCAGTTGGTTTTA